TCTCTCTTAATCCTGACATAGCTCACAGACTGAGCAGAGTTCCACATGCCGACATAACTAGCCTGCTCCGGTGTGGCAATCTTATCGAGCAGCTCCGAACTCATGCCCGGATAGTCATTGATGTATATGCCAGACAATGGCTCACCAGCAGTGCAGCCTTTAAGTCCGATGTAGTTCTGGAGGCAATTCATAATCACAAAAATAACTAATTATCAGCACTGCCGATATTGGGTGCAGTGATGCGAAATATCTTATTTGTCAAAGCTACCCAGGCACTCAATACCTGCCCTAAAATAAACATCAGCACAGAGTCTGATGGATCTACTTTCTCAATCTTATAAAGCCAACCTACACCTAGTAGCAAGCCTACCATGACCACAGATGTGCAAGTGTAGGCATAGACTTGCATGCGCTTGCTGAATAGGGCATGATGGCTCACAGCCCTGGAAACAGTCCTTTCAGCAGTCCTCCCACGAACTTGCCCCTCCTCTCTGCTCTGTCCTGCTTCTGTGTCTTGTTGTTCTGGCATGAGTCAAGGTAGATAACTGTCTTAGCCAGTGCCTCTGTCTCAACTTTAAGACTATCAATTCTGCCCTCTGTTCTGGCACTCTTCCAATATGCTGCTGCCGTCCATTCCTCATTGTCTTTAATGAGCTTGTCCAGCTTCTGGTGAGCATTGCGAGCAATATAGATGTCTCCTGCTATGTATAATAGAAATGCCAGCAGTGTCACAAATGTGTCTCTTGAGATTTTCATTTAAATATGGATTTGATTTGCTGAATTTTTTTAGCATAGAGAGTCATAGATACAAGCTCACCATTGTCATTATAAAACATCACTTGTTGCATGTTTTCCTTATGGATGTCAAGAACCATCCGGTAAAGTCTATATATCAGAATGATTGACCAACCGTGATGGTATAACCACTCCTCAACCGGATTGTAGAAATGAGGCTCTGGGTTTGATAACTTAGTAATTATGATTGCTCCATAGGCAGGAGTATCATGTATGAATTTAACAAGCTCCTCCCTTAATTCGTGAGTCATATTAGTATGTCCAGATTACCTGGGCAGGCTTTGAAGGATCACAATCTACATGCACGAATGAGCTTGCAATTCCTATGCGAGTGAATCCTGCTTTAAGCAGAGCATTCACAATTTGAAACTTAGATGTGCCGGATGTAGCTGCGATGTCTGCTGCCCATCCCTGAGTATGTGAACTATCGGCAACTCCTCCAACCTTGGCATTATGAACAGTGGTTCTAAAGCCTGAGTTGATTTTAAATGGCACTCCTGCTAATGATCTGGCATTGTCAAGTCTCTGCATGAATGCAGGCTTCATGTTGCTACCTGATCCTGGAGCATCTGGAGAGTCAAACTCCGAAAGTGTAAAATGCTTTAGTTGCATTGTGTAAAGTTACTTGATGCGAGTGAATTTTTTTGCTGCACTTTTTACAGACTTTTTGCCCACACAGCCCCAGGCCTTCCGGCTAAGGTCATTGGCACATGGTGGGTTCTTACACTTCTTGATTCCAGAAGAACGAGCGCAGTAGTTATCTCCCTTGGCAGTACCAGGTGCAATGGAGTAGCCTTTAGCTCCAAACTTCACAGTCTTGCCATTCACCTTGGTCTTATACTTCTTCTCTGCCATTATCTTCCTTGTCCTTTATACTTCTTGACATTGCCCTCCTTTGGCCTTCTAGCCTTCCGGTGCTTGCCCTCTCTTCTCTTCCCGAAGCTAATCTTAGCAACTGGAGTGCTGCCTGTTTTTGCCTTTTTCATTAGGTAAATATCAATATTTTAGCGTTAATATTGTAATCCATTATGCGCCTTGAACATAACTATCACAGAACGAGAACTAAAGTTTCTCAAAGTGCTGGCAACAGGCAGGCACTTCCTTAAGGATCAGGTTAGTCCTAACCGCCCCTCAGTAGCTCGCTGGGGCAATACACAATCACAGGCTGACTTATTAGGTGTTCTAGGGGAATATGCTGTGGCTAAGGCTCTGAAATTGCCCTTTGACACTACAATTAACCTGGAAGGTGATGGAGGCAGCACAGACTTGATGCTGGATGATTATGACATTCAGGTCAAATCAACCAAGTATAAGACAAATGAGGAGGCATTAATGGTTTCCATATTAGGATACATCCGTAAGCAGTCAATTGAGCAATGCCTGGTAGAGATGGACTTAGGGCATGGCAAGAGACTTGTGGTGGAGCAGAAGCATCTAAAGCCTATCTCCATGCTTATTGCCTACCGGGAAAATAATTGAATAATTGTTTTGCAGTTATTTTAGGCCTGCTCTTCCTTTCTCCTGAGCAGCCTCATACTGCTCCTTGGCAACAGGCCAGAGCTGATGGCGGCAGTTGTAGCCACCTCTATAAATAAATATTGTGCTGCTGTTAGTGCCAGCCATCCGCCCATTCCAGCCCTTTAGATTAGGCCATGCCTTGACTTGATCGGTAGTGAAGTATCTGCCTGCTCTTGCCTGGCAGAATGGTCTGGAATCGGCTATCAGTGTGCCTGCATAGAGGTAGTATTCAACATCCAAGTCATCAGCAATGGTCTGGATGTATTCGGCATTGAAGGTCATTACAGCATCATTCGTAGTCTGCTTAATGTATCGGTTCAAGAATGGTGCTTCCTGCTCTGTGCCTTCAATAAACTTTCTTAGTGTCTTATTAAGCTGAGACCGTGAGCCTATGCCAGCAATGTTGTCCTTTAGCACTTCCTGAATGGCTGTGCCGAAGTTCTCCCTGATGCCAGCACCTAGCAGAGCATCCTTAGTGGTAGCTATGTTAGTCTCCAGAATAGCCTTATAGAGTGCCTTCTTTTCACTAAAATCACCTATGGCAATGGTGATGTATTCATTGCTTAACTCTGAGAGGAGTTCGAATCCTTTGATGACTTCCGCAACCTGAAGTTGATAAGGAGCGTTAGTAATAATAGTGTCAGCAATGTCCTTCTTTAATTTGATTAGTTCCTTTAATGACTTTGCCCTGTCTTTAGGATCAAGTGATAAATTAGAGGCAAGGTCAATTACCTGGTCAGATAGTTTTGAGAAAACCCTTGGCAGAGCATCATCCATCCGGCTTTCAATTGCCATCTGGAGTTCCTGAATTTGCTTGATTAACTGCTCAGGAGTCTTCGCCATATCATAATCCTTCAGGCATTATTGGCACTACTCCTGCCCTAATCTCTGCCTGCTTCTCTGCTGCTAGTGCATACACTTCTGCCTTCTGCACATTGAATGGCTTATCGTACCAGGTAGCATCCTCCTCTACCTTTATAGTGATAAAGGCGGCAAGGTTTGCACTTAGGATATAGTCGAGCTGAGAGCATCCATTTGAGGCAAGCAGGATTGTCTTTTCATCTGTACTCTTAAAAGGCAATGGATCAAGACTGCTCAGGAGTTTTAAGTATGTCTTTTGTATGCTATTCTCGCCATAGAGCTTCTCTACATAGTCCATCTCAATGCCAGCGGTAATAAGTGGATTGAATTTGCTATCAACTGCCTTCTTTAATTGCTCTGCCACCATATCGGCAGTCATCACATCATAGTCAGTAGGCACAGTGATTTGAGGCAATGCAGCCTGTATCTTATCGCTGTCCATCAGGGATGATGCAAAAAGTGCATTATACCTTTGGAGCATGATGTAGAAACATACCTTGCGATAAACCTGAGCGAGATGCACAGTAACTGAGAAGCAGAAGGTATTAAGCTCCTTCCGGTCATACTCTTTAGCTATGCCTGACTGAGCAGCTGGAATCTGTCCTAGCAATTCCAGACCAATGGCCTTGAAGCCCTGAAACTCTTTCTGAAGTATATCCTCCTGGAATAGCTTAACTGTCTCTGTTGGCCTCTCGATGTAACCAGCCGGAGGCACTGGAGGAACTAATGGAGTAGGATTGACAGCACTAACCCGGTCAATGTTGATTTCCATCAGCCCAAATGGTGAGCTGGATGCTCTGCCAGAGCCTTGGCAATCATTACAACCTATCTTTTCCTCTTTGCGATTTGTTCTAATGCCAGTACCATTGCAGGTCTTGCATGGTGACATCTTCAATGCCCACTTCTGAGGCAGGGCATGAGTTGCCCAAAGTATATTTAAGTCATCAGTCCTGAACAGCACTTCATTCCAAGCTGGAAGGCATGGAGCTAGAACTGAGTCATAGACTAGCTGACCATCTTCTTCCTCGTAAATTATATTGCCTACTTTACAGGCAGGCAGATAGCCAAATTGATAAGGCAGGATAAATATCTGGAAGGGCTGCTCATAGGTGTACTCATTGACTTGCCTGAATAGTATCAGACCTTCAGTTGTAAAGCATAAGAACTGATCCCACTTTTTGCGGTTAATATCCTTGTAATCCTCCGTCTTAGTAATCACATAATCCTCACCCTCCCAGATTAAGTCTTCACTTTCAATGATGTGTGGGTAAGGCTTAGACCAGTCTAGTGTAGTTGTGCCTGATGGATTCTCAATGAATTCCTCATAATCAGGCATGGTGATAACC